TTTTGATATTTTTTGTAAGAGATAGACAGGGGTCAAAACCTCTATTAGGATAAGTTAAACTCATTGGGGAAGAGCCGATGCCGAGCATAAAAGCTGATATTGAAAATAAACATGATCGAACTCTGACTAATCGTCAGATGACTTTTGCAAAACACATCGTCGAAGGTATCTACAGCAACGCAGAGTGCGCTCGAAAGGCGGGGTATTCTTCTGATCTTGCATCGAAGCAAGCCTCCGTTTTGTTGAATGGTCGTGATTATCCGCATGTTGTAGAGTACATCAAGGAATTGCGCGAGGAGCGAGAGCGTAGGTATGGGGTCACCACGATTGGACAGTTGGAGCGATTGCATCAGCTATCCAAAGGGGCCGAGGACGCAGGTCAGTTTTCCGCTGCAATCAACGCCGAGAAGATCAGGTCAGCACTTGGTGGTTTGACCATCGACAGGCGCGAGAACATCAACACTGTTGACCAGATGACACGAGATCAGATTGTGGCACGGCTCGATGCGCTCAAGAAACAATACCCTCAAGCCTTTGAGGTAGAGATGAAGGATATCACACCAGATGAGCAAGGGACCAGAGGCGAACTTTTGGAACTCGATACGTCAGAACCTACCGAAGAAGTGGTTCGCGACCCGAATTGAGAATAAACACGGTGGCGGTATACCTGATGTACACATTGTTGCCGATGGCATACCCTTTTGGATGGAGTTGAAAGTAACTAAAAGTACCGCAGTTAATTTGTCTGCGCATCAAGTTGCTTGGAATATGGCATATTGGGCCCGAGGTGGCGCAAATTTCATCTTAGTAAAGCAGCTCTCTACGAGGCACATATATTTATTTGACGGGGACCAAGGTCCGGCATTGGTGGACGGAGGGATAGGCGAGGCGGTGAGCCAGAGGTTCGAGGACCTTGGATCGTTGTTCGCGGCCCTGCGGCCCCACGCGCGTTTTATATTGAACCGTCGAGCCGGATTTGACTCCTGCGGCCCTGCGGCCCCACGCGCCAAAATTTCCCCGGGCGAGGCGACCGAGGAACGAGGGAGCCGAGCCTACTAAATCCTGTGTCGAGGAACGAGACTCAATTTAAACTAAACATGCATCGAGCGACTAGCGAGATACAATTTAAACTGACTGTGTCGAGCGACTAGCGAGACTCCGTTTTATGATAGTAGTAAGGGAGCCGAAGCTCCCCTACTTTATTCCCACCAGTCGCCAAACAGGATGTCCTTCAGTTCGGCAACGTTTAGTCCCAACATACCTGCGTATGTCGAGAGCAAGAGGTTTGGGTTCTGGTCGTAGTATTCGCAAATTTGCTGTTCTGTCCAATTGTGCATATTGTCTTCCATCTTAGTGCTCCACGATTGCGATTGATTTAGCTTTCTTGTGACCTGCGCATAGCTTGCAGTCATGACAGGTGACGCGACGACCTGCCTCTTTGGATGCCGGGCACAGGGTCTCGTGAGCGTAGTCAACACCCTTGATATCTCTGACGATGCGGAAGGTGCGTCGACCATTGCGCCAGTGATCACGAGCCTGTGTGTATGTGTCGGCTGACTGCATTGCGATGTCTGGTCGCCATCCTGACTGGTGGCTGTACGCTGTGTAGTTGTCTGCTTCTGATAGTAGGTCCTCCCACACTGACGGCGGTACGGCAGCGGGGTCACCGTATGTCCCGATGCGGACGAAGCGACCACGACCCATGGTACGAGCGTCACCGTACTCGTATACGCCACGTTTGTACGAACGCCATACGATGAGGACACCCTGACCTAGGTTGACGTAGCAGCGACGGCCTGTTGCTTGCTTACGTTTGGGGTCGTCGTTAGGTGTGCCGCGCATGATGCAGTCGCCGCAGATGCTGAAGTCGGCACCTGTCTTGCTAGCCTCGAGAGGGTTGATGTCGCGACACAGAATGTACGTTTGCACGACCTGACCTGTCTTGCGGTTACGGTTAGAGTATGTAGCGATGACTACGATAGGTTGACCATCCAAGAGACTTGGTCCGTTGTAGATGATTGCGTGTTGCATTGTATGCTCCTTGAGTTGATGCAGGGAGCCGAAGCCCCCTGCGGTTGCGATTAGATCTCGATGCGGATCGTGTTAGTGCGAAGGACGTTGAGAACTCTGTCCTCGAAGTTGTCGTCATCGTGACCGAGCCACTCTTTCAGTTCGCCGTCTTCGGCTTGATACTGAATCTGTTGGTCGATCATGCTGTCGAGGTCGTATGAGTAGTCACTGAGGTCGAAACCCATGTCCTCGACACTGAACATCTCAAGACGATCCTTGATGCGTTCGTCTAGTTGGTCGTTGTCAAGCTTTACTGACTGTGCAGCGATAGCTTCCTCGACTGCCTTGTGGACACGTTGTTCCATCAGTAGCCACATTGCGTCGGCTACCTTGTTGAAGAACTCTTCGTTGTGCATTGGTGAGCGGTCTACGATGATATCAGTCATTTGATTCTCCTGTTTCTGACTGTGATTCTGATACAGCTAGGTTATAAGCCATTGCTGCGGCTACGATGAGGAAGGGGCGAGAGTCGCGTGAGCAACCCTCTATCCAGTCCATCAACTCTTCCCAATTGGCGGGTGTGTGAAAAGCTGGAATTGTTTTCATGTTATGCTGCCTCTCCTTCTTGCTTGCGACGATCTTCGATAATGACTTCGGATACGTTGTCTAACTTGTAACTGGTGTATGTTAGACGTGACTCGGCAGAACTGATGAGTTCGCGCAATGCTGTGTCGCGAATCTTTAGCAGTTCGTCGTACATTGACGCGGTCATGCTGAACTGACCACGGTCTGCTGTTGACAGTAGCTCACGCAAGTCATCGATTAGATTTTCTAGTTCCCCAAAGCCTTGGAACTCTACTTTGATAGGTGAACTGTAGACTGAGTTGTAGTTTGATTTAGCCATGATGGCCTCCTTTGTTTTGAAGATTATGTATCGATTATTTGATACACTTACCGGAGATCAAACGTGGGCGGCGTGTCTTAATAATCCCTTGACACAATTTGTTGCCGAGGTGACAAATTGTTTCAACGCTTGCGCAAGAAACGATGCTACGTCACTAGGTCAACGGAATACTAATAAAGCGCGAGAGAACAGAGACGGTATGGCTCTGTTGTCGAGCACCTTAACCGTTGCAGTGATGTTGCGTTGTTTCGCAGGGGATTATCGCGCCGTGATTCGGTTAACAGGCAACGGCGTTCCCGTTGCCCCGAATCTATCCCACGTTGTTTGATATTCTTACGCGCAAGGGGACGCACACCAACCCTGCTGAAGAACCAATAAAGACAGTTGGTTTAGACCACAAAAGCGGGAGCGTGGTCGGGTGTGCATCGTGCGTCGAGTGACAGTGCAGACGGGCACGACTGCTTAAATCAAATATGCTCGTGCCCCCTGCGACTGTCGGCGAGTAAGCACGATTCCCGTATCCTTCCCTTGCAACGCGGAGGCAAGGAGTTTACCGACGCGTCCGACACGGCGAATCAAGCCCACCTGATAAACTCTCGCCCGCGCCACTGCACGGACGAGGTGTTCAGGTGAGGGTTGATACGTCGTTCCTAAAGGGATCAAACGCCCGGCGTTTGTTCAGGGTTTGCCCGAGCGGCAGGGATGAAAAATCCCTGAGAGCGGTGCGACAGGGATGGAAGCCCGAAGGGCCAAGACCTGAAGGGGCTTGGTTCACGACAGCCCGGGCGTCGCCCAGAAAATCAAAGGGTCGAGGTGCAAATATTCTAGCGAGAGTATGAGTAGCGTAGTGCAGCATACCTAGAGCCATGGACCTATGACCTTGCAGCAACACACTATTACACAGCTATAGGGGTTACTTAGCCTAAAATCCTACAGATATTGACTTACCCGGCGACCCCACCCCCGCTATATAAGACCCCGGTTGTTCTGTGTGCACCCTAAAATGTTGGTTTTGTAAATTCATTCGGGTATAATATCATTTAAGAACGTAAGGAGAACATCCATGGCCCGAGATTACGCAGCCGAGTATCGGAATTACCATTCCAAGCCGAAGCAGAAGAAAAACCGAGCAGCGAGGAACGCGGCCCGAGCAGCTATGATTAAGAAGGGCAAGGTTAAGAAGGGTGATGGGAAGGACGTTACTCATAGGAATGGTAACCCTCGCGACAACAGCCCGAAGAATCTTGGAGTATTGTCGGCATCTAAGAACCGTAGTTACAGGCGCAATCGGAGAGCGGGTAAGGCGCAAATCAAGTGAAAAAATCGCGGGTGTATTTTCATTTGGGTTTATTGTAGAGTGGTCCTTGAACCTCGGAGCTTGTAGATGAGTGCATTTAGAGAAAAATTAGGTCAGAGCGAGAGCTCGAATAGTTACAGTGCTGTAAATGAGGAGGGTTACACTGGTAAATACCAGTTTGGTCCGGCTCGTTTGGCAGATTACATGAAGGCTACTGGTAATAAGTTCACCATGAATCAGTTTAAGAACAGCCCTGCCTTGCAGGAGCGTGTTCAGAAGTGGCATGAGGGGGACATATTAGATTACGTAGCAGCGCAGGGTTTGGATCAATTTATTGGTAAGACAATTAATGGTGTGAAAATTACGCCTAGTGCGATGTTAGGTATGGCGCATTTAGGTGGCAAGGCGGGTATGAAGAAGTTTTTGGAGACTGGCGGGGAGTACAACCCTGCGGATTCCAATGGCACGACGTTACGGGACTATGGTCAGAAGTTCGGGGGCCAAGATCGTACAGAGACGGCCCGTGGTACTCGGCCCTCGGACGCTTCGAAGGGGATTATACCGCAAGCGGATCAGGCGGGAGCGGCAGCGGATTTTGAGCGTCAGTTAGCAGCGTTGTTTAAAGAGGACAATGTTAAGTTCACGCCGAGTCGTCCCCCGAGTGGACGTTATGGTGAGAGTGGACGTATGAGTCCGTTGAGTGGTTCGGGGATCCCGGGCCTTGGTATGATTAAGCAGTATTCTACTCCGGGTGGAATCGAGAGTCTGTATCGGAAGCGGTAATGGATTATTACGTGTACGGCAGGGTTATGGAGTTGGTTCATTTAGATCCGTATTATTCTAGGAAGCGGATTCGGAGCCACACTAATTCTATTTACTATGCGGCGAAGCACAACAAGTTGGTTGGTCACTGGCGTGACGAGGAGTTGTTGGGGTTTTACACGTATGGCTTTTTCACACAGGAAGAGATAGACAAGGATTTATGGAACGGGGATGAGGTATATTCTCGCGAGAGCGGAGATGTGTTATATATACCTAAGTTCTTGTGTCGTGCGGGGCGGCGTGAAGTATTTAAATTTGTTCGGGACATACAGCAACAGATGTATGATATGTACCCGGACGTGGCAACGGCAGATTGTTTGCGGGTTTATGAGCAAGGAAAGTCTCGCAAAGGAACATGGTATAGGAAAGCAGCATGAGAGATTTGTTAAACCCGTATGACGTGCGTCGGTACTTGAACCTTTGGACCATTGCAGCATTTGACGGCGACGGCGACGGCGGCGACGGTGGCAACGATGACGATGGAGACTCGTACGGGTCCACAGCGGTGCCAACTGGCGATATTGACTTCACTACTATTGATTTAAACACAGGCGAACAGACCGATGTTGGAACATTAAGCAACGACGGTGGTGACTTCAGTTGGACTGGATCTGACGCATACAACACAGTTGATGATGATGATGGCGGTGGTTACACAGGCGAACCTAGCGGTTCTCTTGTCACTGGCGGAGCAACGGGAAACAATGACGATTTCTTTACCGAAACGAACACTGGTAGCAATTGGGACGATAACGGTGGTAATACTGGAGGCGTATCAGATTCTAGTGACTCTGGCTATAACACCAGTACTTCGACTGAGACCACTACAACTGGTGGCGGTACGACGGATACAAGTACGTCAACGAACACATCGACATACGTATATACACCACCTCCTGTTTATACGCCTCCCACTCCTACGTACTATTATGATACGGAGGGGGGTCGTCACACATCTAATGCAGCCCGTAACGCAGCTAACGCAGAGATTCAAAGAGCAGAGGATCGTC